TTTGTTATTAAAAGATGACCGAAGTCGTAGTAGGAACAACATAGGAGCTTGGCTAAAGCAACCTTAGTTTTAATAAACTTGTGAGAATAGCGAGCCGAAGGGAACCAGTTTATTAGTTCTACTAAGGTTGCTTTAGACAAGGTCCTATGTTTGACTTTACGGATGACTAGAGTCACCTTTTAATGACAACATAGGTTTACTAAAATATCAAGATAAAACTAATCACAGAGATTAGATTTAGCCAAGATGTTTAATAAACACTTGTCTAAGTAGATACTAGAATACTCTGGGGAGTTGTTCGTCTTTCGAGCCACTCCTCCTAAACTATCTTAAGGTCTTGAAGTTCAAGATTTAAGATTAGTCTTAGTTCCCTATACTCACTTGATGAGTAGAGGGTTACTGAGAGGATTCGTCTCAGCCTACTGAGGTTCGTTTAGATGCTTGGTTTACTAAGCAGGTAAATGATTACCGATAGTTGCTTATCCTTGACAGACCTCGGTCTGCTAAGTTTAGGTAAGACTTTAGTCTTAGTGGCTTAAGCAATAAGATTGCTTTAGTAAACTTAGAGAGGATAAGTCCGATAGTATGGTGATTATTTAAATTACCTTAGAGTGAAGGTTAAGGTGGTTTGATTGTTAATCACATTAACATTTACTCAGATTACTTGTGTAATTTGAATAAACAGTCCACCATTGCCTTAGGTTCACCTAAGCGATAGGGGGACCCGTACTCTTGGACTGAGAGTATCGTATAAACTATCATAATTAGATGAGAGCTGAGTTCATAATTAGATTGGAGAGGAGTTGGGGTTATTCAATTAATAATAGATTTAATTAAGTAATTGTGGATAACTTTGTGGATAACTAACTTCGTGGGATTAATAAGGACTAATTTAGTAAGAAAAGCAGGTTTCGGCTTTACTTTAGTCTGTTTATCAGCTACAATCGAACCTAAGTTCCTACTTAAGTAAACTCGGGTTCTAGGGAGAACCGTCATTACCTTCTGAGAAGTAACTATTAGATTATCCTTTATAAACCTTTATGTTTATCAAAGGTCTTCTAAGTAGTCCACTACACCGAAATCCAAGACAGAGACACCTAAATCCGAGTAGAACTTAAGTTCTATGACTCCGAGTTAAAGACCTAGCGGTCTTCACCTCTGAGCCAGCCTACGGCTTAAGTTACTTAAGTAACTTAAGAAGAGCTACTTAAGATACTTAGGTGGTTCGATTGATGTTTAAACTTTAGCCCTATATAAGGATAACTAAATGGTTGATAAAAGAAAGACTATGCCTCACCTTTTTAAGAAAGGTCAAATCCCTAACCCTAATGGAAGACCTAAAGGTTCTGTTAATAAATACACTCAACTTGCTAGAGAACTCTTAAGCTCTAGAGGTGAAGAGATTGTTGAGGTGGTCATTGCTAAGGCTCTTAAAGGTGATGTTCATTGTTTAAAGATGTGTATGGATAGGATTGTCCCTGCTCAGAAAGCTATTGAGATTAAACACACTAAGAGTGAAGGTGGTTTAACTATTAATGTCGGGACGACTGAACAGATAGAAGAGATGGCTAAGGTTAATAAACCTAAGAGATTAAAGACTAAAGGTGATGATGAGGTTATAGCTACAATAGTCGAGGATGAATCCTCTCCTGAGGTCTTAGATGGGGACTCTTAATGTTGAGTTACATCCAGCTCAGTTAGAGATATTCCAATCAAAGGCTAGATTTAAGGTCATTGCCGCAGGCAGAAGATTCGGTAAGAGTCGTTTAGCTGCTTGGATTCTACTTCTTAAGGCATTAGAGTCTGACTCTAAGGATGTCTTCTATATCGGTCCTACCTTCCAACAATCTAAAGACATTATGTGGAATATGCTTAAGGAACTCGGGGGAGACCTTATTCAAGACACGTATGAGAATACTGCTAGAATAACACTAACAAATGGTAGAAGAATCTACTTAAAAGGTTCTGATAGACCTGATACCCTTCGTGGTGTTGGTCTTGCTTATGTCGTTATGGATGAGTATGCTTCTATGAGACCTGATGTGTGGGAGATGATTATTAGACCTACATTAGCTGACGTAAGAGGTGGTGCTATGTTTATTGGTACACCTGCTGGTAAGAATCACTTCTATGACCTATATATAGATGCTAAGGAAGATGAAGACTGGGAAGCTTTCTCATTTAACTCTACTGATAACCCCTATATACCTGAAGATGAGATAGAGTCTGCAAGAAATACGATGTCTTCTATGGCTTTTAGACAAGAGTTCGAGGCATCGTTTGAAACCTTCTCTGGTGGTATCTTTAAAGAAGAATGGTTCTTACAGGGAACTGAACCTGATGAAGGTAACTATGTAATAGCTGTGGACCCAGCTGGCTTTGAGGCTTCTGAGAAGGAAAGGGGACTTAAGTCTTCTAAGTTAGACGAGACTGCTATTGCTATTGTTAAGGTAAACAGAGATAAGTGGTGGGTTAAAGACATTATGCACGGAAGGTGGTCTATTAAAGAGACCGCTAGTAAGATATTAAAGGCTGCGGCTGTTAATGAGTCTACTACTGTGGGTATTGAGACTGGTTCTCTTAAGAACGCTATACTTCCTTACCTAGAAGATGAGATGCGGACCACTAATCGGTTTATACATATAGATGAGCTACGCCACGGGGGTAAAAAGAAGTCTGAAAGGATAACTTGGTCCCTTCAAGGTCGAATGGAACACCAACAAATCACATTTAATGAGGATAAAGACTGGAGATTCTTCATTTCACAGATGCTTGACTTCCCTTCACGTTTATCACATGATGATTTGCTAGATGCCTTGTCCTATATAGACCAAGTAAGTATTGCAGACTTCGCACACTCAATTCAACTGGAAGAAGAATGGGAACCTGAGGATGTTATTTCAGGTTATTAATGAAATTAGTTGATATTTCTATTTACTTTATGATATATTGTGCCTAAATTCCTATAGAAATCAATAGTTTATGTTTGAAGGTAAGGAAAATCAATATCAAGCTCTCGCTTCATGGCTTACTTATAGGTTAGAAGGGTGGAGAACACATAGAGATGTTAACTATGTTACCCAATGGGATGAATACTACCGATTATGGCGTGGTATTTGGTTACAATCCGACCGACTTAGAACATCCGAGAAATCAAGAATCATATCACCTGCTTTGCAACAAGCGGTTGAATCATCGGTTGCAGAATTAGAAGAAGCAACCTTTGGTCGTGGCAAGTGGTTCGACATTCAAGACGATATGTTAGACCAAGATAAGACTGATGCTGAATATGTCCGTAACTTACTACAAGAAGACCTAGAAAAGACTGGTGTTAAAGACGCTGTATGTGAGATATTCTTAAATGGTGCTATTTATGGTACTGGTATCGGTAAGATTGTAATTGAGCAGAATATTGAACGTAGTCCTGTAGAACAACCTGTCGAAGGTACTATGACTACCACTAGGCAACTAACTGAAAGACCTTCTATTGATGTTAAACTAGAACCTATCTCTCCTAAAGAGTTTTTAATTGACCCTTCTGCTAATTCTATTAACGAAGCACTGGGTGTTGCACATGAGGTTATCAAACCTAGATACCATATTATTGAAGGTATTAAGTCTGGTATTTATCGTGATGTTCCTTTAGATGGAGACTATGATACTATCCGTTTCGGCTTCGACCCTGAAACTAAAATGGCAGATGAGTCAGATTCAGTTAAGATTACGGAATACTGGGGCTTAGTTCCTAAAAGGTTCTTAAAAGCTAAGACAGATAAGGATGATTTTGAATACACTAAGAAGGATGAGCTTGTAGAAGCTGTTGTTACCTTAGTTAATGATGAATATATCCTAAGGGCAGAGGAAAATGCCTTTATGATGATTGATAGACCATTCATTAGTTATCAACATGACATTGTTCCTAATAAATTCTGGGGTAGAGGTGTCTGTGAGAAAGGATACAACCCACAAAAAGCATTAGATGCTGAAATGAGAGCAAGGATTGACTCGTTAGCATTAACAACTACACCTATGATGGCGGCAGATGCTACCCGATTGCCCCGTGGTGTTAAGTTTGAGGTTAGACCTGGTAAAACTATACTAACTAATGGTAATCCACGTGAGGCTATTATGCCTTTAGATATGGGAACCACAGACCAAAGCACGTTTACTCAGGTTGCCTCACTTCAAAACATGATTCAGATGGGTACTGGCTCTGCTGATGTAGGAACTGCTGATAGGGCTACCTCTTCTGGTATGTCTATGGCACAGTCTGCGTCAATTAAGCGTCAGAAGCGTACTTTAAT